TAGTAATGACCGCAGCTACACCTAAAATAAATGATGTAATTTCCATAGTTTTGTTTAGTATTAGATGTCAAAGAACCTATCCCTTATAGATTGAGTTATAAGATAAAAAAAAGCTTGCCGAATGGCAAGCTTAATTTTAATTTTGGTAAAAAACTTCTTAGAAGTTCAATACACAGTAATCCATAGCTACTTCAACAGTAAGGTTTTGAGCAGCTGATTCGTTATCCCAGTTGTATTCACCAAAGTTTGAGTTAACAATAAATGCTCCTTTGATTACCCATTCTGAAACGATATCGCCTACAGGACCTAAAATGTCAATAGTTAAATCTTTCTTATAGAAATCAGAGTAACCATCTCTACCAGTTACAGATTCGTGGTGTAAACGTACCCACTCCATTACAGCTTGAGCGCCTGAAGGAGTAATTGGGTCGAATAATGTCATTGTGATGTTACTCCACTTTGACTTACCCTTTACTTTTCTGTAAACGTTGATGTGGTTAAGAACGATTTCATCTTGCGTTAATGTAACAGCTGAGATCGCTTTGATTGTGTAAGATGGAATCCCATCTACATACATAATAAATCTATTCTGCTGTTTTGGTTCAAACGCTGTGAAAAAAATTTCGTTTGGATCTAATACTGCCATTTTGCTATGTTATTTATTTTATTATAAATATTCGATTTTTAAACTTTACGCTGGGAATGTGGCTCCAGTTGGTAAGATATTGAAGTCTAGGTAAATGAATTCAGCAGTCTTAGTTGGTTGGATGTAGATCTGACCTACTAACTGGTTTCTATCAATCACATCAGCAGTATTGTTAGAATCGTCCATAATTACCTTGAACGCGTACAAACCTTGACGTTGTTGTACTGATTCTAAGAATGGGTTAACTTGGCTTAAGAATTGGTTTCTTGTAGCGATTGTGTTTTGTTCAAACACTAAGTTGTTAGCTACTTGAGAAATGTAAGACTTAAGGGCGATTAACAATCTACGTACGTTTACTCTGTCAAGAGCTGAAGCTTGTGTTTGAAGAGTTTTCTGACCGTATACTACAGTACCAGTTCCTGGGAATGTAGCGATTGGGTTTACTTTACCTGAGTATAAAGTATCGCGGCTAGATTGTGGTAATTTTTGTTCTGCTCTAATTACGTTAGATAAACCACCACGGTTAATACCTGCAGGTGCGAACCAAGGCTCACTTACGCTATCGTTAAAGGCATAAACACCACCAATCATTGTAGAGGCTGGAACCCATACTCTAGCACCGTAATCTGGGTCTACTGTTTGAACCCATGGCCAGTATGTTGCAGCATATGAAGTGTTTTGTCGTGCAGCTGCCGCTACAGCATTAGCTACGGTTGAATTGTATGGATTTTGGTCTACAACGTAAATGCTATCACCTCTATTTTGGGTATTTGAGATAATTGAAGTTACTGTTGTAGCAAAAGCTCCTGAGTCAATCAAACCTGGGGTTAACAATACATTAAATCTGTAGTCATCTTGGTTGGCAAGTAAAGCTACCATATTAGTATAGTCACCAGCTACTAAACCTTGTGAATTTAAAACACCTGCTACAATATCATTGTAGTACTTGTTACCTGCTGGGGCGGTTGCATCACCAGTTGCTGCTGTGAAAGAACCACTAGCGTTTAATGGAATTGAACCTGTGTAAGTTGATTTAAAGTTTCCGTTATTATCAAAATAGTTTGGAGTTGGTGTTGTAACAGACTTAACTCTAAGATATCTAGAGAAATTAGTATAAGAACCAGATATTGTAATCTGATTAAGAGTTGAGTTGTAATTCTGAGTAGTATCACCTATTACTGCAGCTACATAGTTAGCAGCTGTTGGATCCATTGATAGGTTAGTCCAAGTTTCAAGTACAATTGGGTTGTTTGTATTGTCATCACCTTGTCTAACTAAAAGATCGAATGTACCTGATGAAGTGCTTCTATTAAGAACTTGCCATCTAACATTATCAACTGTACCACTTATTAAAGCTCCTGAAGCATCTAATGAACTTGAGCTATTCATGATAACACCCTCTGAAAGAGTTTCTAGAATAAGAGCTTCAGTACCATCAGCATTAAGAATTGAAACACCCGCACCAGCACCACCTGTTGCCGAAGCAGTAGCAGTTGTAGCTGGTGTCCAAGTAGCAGAAGCACTTACTACTCTTGCTACTAATAAGCTTTGACCACCGTTGTTAAAGTAGTTGTAAGCAGCAATAGAAGTAAAATAAGTGTAAACACCACTAGCACTTAGGAAAGTTGTTCCGAAGGTATTTTGGAATTGTGAATACGAGGTAACAATAGTTGGTATTTCAACAGGACCCTTAACTGTAGGTCCGATAATAGCTGCACCAACTGTTATTGGTTGAGATGTAACTTGAGATTGATCGTTCTCTCTCGCTAATACTCCTGGTGAAATTAAAGTTTCTGCCATTTTGATACTTGGTTATATTTTATAATAAATATGTTATACTTTATTGAAAGTCATTTTTTATAAACTCACCAGTCTCAAGATTTATAGAACCATTTCCGTATTTAGAATCAAGGATTTTGCTTAGTTGATTTTCTTTTTCTTTAAGATTACCTAATTCTTTCTTTAAGTTTTCTTTTTGTAATTGTAATAACTGTATACGATATTCAATGTCTCCAAATTGTTCTTTTACATCAAAACCACTGGATTGAATATCTTTTAATTGTTGTAACTCCTCAGAGGTAAGAAAAATTTTTTCGCTCATATTAATAAATATTAAGTGTTTCTTGCAAAGCACCTATAACCATATTAGGGGTTATAGATTTAGTACATTCAAATTGTCGGGGTGTTCCTTTATGATCAGGACACCACTCCCAATCTCCTGGGTTTAACCATTCGCGATTAAAGCACCCGGTGCATACTGAAGTATTTTTAGGAAATACTCTAACACATTTAAATTCAGTATGCGGGTAGCTAAATCCTGAGATTAAGATTACAGGTGTACCTATAGCCCAAGCTAACCAAGATAAACCACTACCAACACCTATAAAAGCATCAGCGTATTTTATATCGATCATTCTTTCTTCAATAGGAAAGTCACCAGTTTTATTTATAATGTTTTTAAGAGTACCTCCTAGTTTTGAATCGTGCCATGAATCACCCCAAGGTTCTTGGGTAATCATTACTACTTTATAACCTTTTTTATTTAAATGGTTAATTACAGTTTGCCAACCACCTGGGTAGTTCCAGTATTTGGCATGAGCTGAAGCATGAGGTGCTATTACAACGTATTTTTCTTTAATATTACGTTTACCCTTAGGTAAAGTAATTTTAGGTACTACTTCAATATAATTTAAACCTAAAATATCTGTTGAAGTTTCTTGTAAATTAAGAGTTTTAAAATCACGAGGTATTTTATTATAATTTACTACAGCATCACTTTCGTAATGCCATCCTATACTGTACATAGCATATAGATCAAATACTTCAGTACCTGGGGTTATAAATTCTAGTTCAGGGTATTCTTGCTTGAACCAATTATTATGGAAAGTTGAAGTAATTGTTTGACAATTCCATTTTTTTCTAAACTCATCTACGTAAGGAAACCATGCTAAAGTATCTCCTATAGCTTTTGAATCTAAATGAATATAAACTCTTTTACCTTCTGGGTTAAATTTATGTTCAAATACTAATTCGTCATCACAGTATACCTGAATGAGCCAGTTTATAAAATATTTTATATTAGTACGAGACCACATATTATTTTTAATAGTGGTACTATGTAAAACTTGGTTATTGTCTTGATTAATAAAGAAAACTTTATATTCTTTATCTTTAGGACCTGTTACTTCAATAAAAGCACCATCAACAAAATTAACATTAAAAATATTTTGTGGTTCCTTATAAGGAATATTTAAAATTTTTGTAGTATTATATTCTTTAATCAAAACTTCTTTCATAAAAACTCTTTATAAATTTCAACTAATTCAGTTGTACGGTTATACCAATCTAATTCTTTAGCTGTGTTAGCACATCTATTTCTATATTCTTCCCAATTATCTACTATATTGAATAAACCTTTATTCATTTCAAATACATCACGAGGAGCTCTCCAGGCACCATGAAAATCAGTTTCTAATTCCCAATCTGCTATGATTGGTAAACCCGCAGCCGCAGCTTCAATCATAGTTAAATTAGGATGTCCCGCCTCTAACATTGTTGGATGGATAAAAATATCATGTTCATGATATAATTTAAGTAAATCAGTATTAGGTAAATCAAATATAATACGAAGTTGTGGGTAAGACAAAGTCCATAAATGATTATTAAAAAAATGTTTATTGTTAGACGGGCCTGCTATAGTAATTGGTAAATTATGAATCTGGGCTAAAGCAATACCAAATTTAAATCCCTTTCTATCAAAACCAGGATCACCTGCTAAACCATTATTAGCTACCATTAGTAATTTAGGTGTTATAGGTTTTTCTTTTTCTATAGGATAAAATTCTTCATTATTAACCCCATGAGCAAAATATCTTACTTTAGGATGATTAAAATAATCTACTAAGTAACGAGCAGGAACTAATGAAACTAAAGAATGTTCAATTGCTTTTAAATTTTCTTGATATACAAAAGAATCTTTACCATAATAATAGGCGTGATGGTCGTGCAATTGAAAAATATAAGGAATACCTCGTTCAGCTAATTGGATAGCTAGATTTGCTACGTGACAATGTACAATATCGTATTGTCCGTGATCAATCCAAGATGAATAAGTTACCTCGGATTGATGTCCTTGTTTTTCAAGATTACATTTAAATTCCCATACAATTTTTTCTATAGCACCCCAACCTTTAGGAGGTATAGATAAACCACATGCGGGATCTACTTGACAAATTTTCATTTTGTTGCGTATATTTCAGGACTATTTTCATCCATTCCTTTAAATTCTTGTTCAATAATACTAAAACCCGGAAGGTGTTTTGTATAAATTTTTTCTGCTGTTCCTACATTTAATTTAGCAACATTACATATCCACATATCAAAAGCATCCCAAGGAAGTTCTTGAAATAAGAATTGAAACTTTGCTATCCATGATTTGTTAATCAAATACGATTGAGCAGGGATAAATGGTGTAACATTTGTGTAAACATCTTCGATTTTAGGTCCGTTTAAATTACGATTATTAAATGGGTTTCCAAATCCAATTATATCTTGATTATTTTCTTTTGCAATTTTACTAAAACGAGCTAATGAATCGTATAACTCTTGATAATCTGAATCAATAATAACATCACCCTCAAAAATTAAAACATAGTCATAATTCTTATTATCTTCGTTTATAATAGCATCTCTATGAGCTACAAAACAACCATAGTGGCCTGGGGCTAGTTTATAGTATCCGGGTTTATCTTGGAT